GTAGATTTAAAAACTACAACAGGTTTAAATGAATTTAGATATTCAGCAGATAAATACAGTTATGATTTACAAGCATATCTTTACAGGGAAATGTTTAATGTAGATGAATTTGTTTTTGTATGTATTGACAAAGGAAGTTTAGATATTGGAATATTTGAATGTTCAGATGAATTTTATGAAAAAGGTAAACGTAAACTTGAACAAGGAATAGCAAACTATAAATACTTCTTTGGAGAAGATAGCGATGTAGATTTAAACCAATATGTATTAAGAGGAGTATTATGATATTAGAAATTTCTTTTTTTAAAATATTTGTTTCAATAATGTTAATTTGGATTTGGGATAGAATAGCAAGAGTTTATAAATTAATTGAAAAAAATAATAATGAAAGTAACAGATAAAATAACAATAACAAACGAAGATAATATGTTATTGATGGCACGTTATCCTGATAACTACTTTGATTTAGCAATAGTTGACCCGCCTTATGGGATTGGAGCTTCAAGTACATTTGCTGGCGAAAAAAGAAAATCAGGCAAAGGTGCTGCATTAAAATCAAAGCATACTAAAAAAGATTGGGATAATGCAATACCTACAAATGAATATTTTACAGAACTAAAAAGGGTTTCTAAAAATCAGATCATTTGGGGTGGTAATTACTTTGCTAATTTACTTAATAACTCGCAAGGATGGTTGATATGGGATAAAAATAATGGCACTACAAAATTTGCAGATGCAGAATTGGCTTATACTTCATTTAATGTAGCTACTAGAATTTTTAAACATACGTGGAATGGAATGCTTCAAGAAGATATGGCTAATAAACAATCGAAAATACACCCAACAGAAAAACCGTATCAACTTTATAAATATTGTTTAGAAAAATACGCAAAAGAGGGTGACAAAATCCTTGACACACATTTAGGTTCAGGTTCAATAGCAATAGCTTGTCACGATTACGGATTTGAATTGACTGCTTGTGAATTAGATAAAGAGTATTACGATAAAGCAATACAAAGAATAATAAACCATACAAATCAACAAAAACTATTTTAATGGAAATAACAGAAAGAATAAAACAGATAATAAAGCAAGAAACAAATATAGATGTTTGTAAAAGCAGTAGGAAACATAATATAATTGAAGCAAGAGCATTATACTTTCATTCAATTAAACATTTTAAACCTAAAATGACATTACAAGAAATGGCTGATTCAGTAAATAAGAATCACGCAACAGTAATACATTCTTTAAATAACTATGAAATGTATGAAAAGTTTAATAGAGATTTAAGAAGTTTAAGAAACATAATAGTAAATCAAATGGATGAACAAAATGTATTAAATACAGAAGATAATGAAGAATTAAGATTAGAACTTAAAAAGAAAAACTTAAAAGTATCTGAATTAGAAATACAATTAGAAGAAAGTAATTTAAGATTAAATAAACTTGAAAAAGCAGCATACGAATACAAAATAATAGAACACTTAAACAATCTTCTTAATCAAACAAAAGATACAGAACATCATAATGTAATGATACTACGTTTAGAAGCTATTTACGATATGAATATGAAAGTAATAGAACATAATAAAAACAAATAAGATGAAAAAATACAAAGTAATTGAATTAATGACTTTAGCATTTGAAGCGGGATTTAAACAAGCAGAAATAGTTGAAGCAGGATTAGAAGGAAAAGAAACAGATATATTAGTTAACTGGATTTATATTAAAAACGTAAATAATAAATAAGATGCCAGATATAACAATGTGTTCAGGAAACAACTGCGAACTATCTTCTATATGTTATAGATATAAAGCAGAACCAAGTAAGTTTAGACAATCATACTTTTGTAAACCACCTAATGAAGGATTAGAATGTGAATACTTCTGGGAATATAAAACTGATGAAGAATGAAATATATATTAGTATTATTAGCTTATGAGTTTATAAGGTCGAAGTTGATTTGGCTATGGTATTATTTAATTAAAAAAGGAGGAGGAGAATGAAAGATTCAATTAAAAAGAATTTCTATTGTGGTGATGAAGTTGATTATGACGATAAATGTTTAGAACAATGTGAAAACTGTAATAATGCTAATGGTGTTGATTATGGGTATATTGAAGCTGTAATAAATTACAAAAAATTATATGAAGGAGAACCACTTACTCAAGATGTGCCAATTGATGCTTTTAAAAAAGGTGCTAAATGGCAACAAGAAAGAAGTTATAGTGAGGAAGATATTAAATTAGCGTTTAATGAAGGTTATGATGTATGTAGGTATGTCACAGATAATAGAGATGAAGCTAAAGAATGTTTTGATGATTGGTTTGAACAATTTAAAAAGAAATAACAGAATGAAAAACATACACATATTACCAACAGATAAACCAAGTAGGTTATATGAGTGGGGTAGAAAAGAATTAAAATTTACAGACCATCCAATAACTAACAAGAGAATATGGTGTCAAAACATCTACATCACTTCTGATGAAGAAATTAAAGATGGAGACTATGTATTATCAGATACTTCAGTAGGTGCTTTATATTTAGATGGTGAAATAAATACTGCATCAATGTTAGCTGAAGGACAATGGAAAAAAGTTGTTTTAACAACAGACCAAGACTTAATTGGTGTACAAGCTATTGATGATGAGTTTTTAGAATGGTTTGTTAAGAATCCAAGTTGTGAGTTTGTTGAAGTTGAGAGTGTTGAAGTAGAAGATTATGTCGGCTTTGCAGGGCACACAAGTTATCCTACTTTTCATATCGAATACAAAATCATCATTCCAAAACAAGAACCTAAACAAGATGAAATAATGGAAAGATTTATTGCAAATGCTAAACAACAAGAAACACTTGAAGAAGCTGCTGAAAGATTAACATATAATGATATGTTGAGTTGGGAAAATGCATTATCAAAAGCATCTTTTATAATAGGTGCTAAATGGCAACAAGAGAAACTATGTAGTTCAGAAGTAATACAAAGAATAAGAGCAAGTAAATCTGATGCAGAAGCAAGACGTATAATAAAAACAATTTAGAATGAAACCAATACATAAACTAAATGGAGGATTAGGAGCTACACTATGTCACCTATGTAGTATAATAATAACAACAGGTAATACTCAAGATTTATATTGTGATAAATGTTTATCTGAAAGAGTTAAAACTGATTCTGAATTTAAACAGATAAAAGAAAGAGCAAATAATTTAATGAGATTAAAAAATGGATTTAAAGATAAACAATAATAGATTTTATTTATTTTTAATTCAATAATGATATTATTTGATTATGGAAGATAAAAGAAAATACAACGGTGGTAACAAAAGTGCTGGACGTAAATCAAAAGCAGAAGAAGTAAAGTTACTTGAAAAACTTGGAGCATTAGAACCAATAGCATTTATGGCATTAGAAAAAGGATTAGAGAATGGTGACTTTAAATTCACACAATTATTCTATAATTATTATGCAGGTAAACCAAGAGAAACAAAAGACATTACAGTAACAAATGAGCAACCTATCTTTAACATCAATTTTGATGACATTTAAGACACTATTATATGGAGTTTGTATTAACTACTGCAATAAGAAAGTTATCACGTTTAAAGCAACGTATTAAAGTTATTAGAGGAGGTACTTCAGCAGGTAAAACTTTTGGAATACTTCCTTTACTAATTGATAAAGCAATAAAAGAACCAATGCTTGAAATAAGTGTAGTATCTGAATCAATACCACATTTACGTAGAGGTGCATTAAAAGACTTCTTAAAGATTATAATGGCATTAGGTAGATATAATGATGACCAATTTAATAAATCTACTTTAAAGTATACATTTGCTAATGGAAGTTATATTGAATTCTTTTCTGTAGACCAACCAGACAAGTTAAGAGGTGCAAGAAGAAACATATTATACGTTAACGAATGTAACAACATAGACTTTGAAAGCTATTACCAAATGGCAATTAGAACATCAGGTGATATATGGTTAGATTATAATCCTGCTTCTACATTTTGGGTAGACAAAGAAATACTAACACAAGATAACATAGACTTTATTACATTAACGTATTTAGACAATGAAGCATTATCAGATACTATTATAAAAGAAATAGAATCAGCAAAAGTAAAAGCATTAACATCTACATACTGGGCTAATTGGTGGCAAGTATATGGACTTGGACAAACAGGTAGTTTAGAAGGTGTATGTATTACAGATTGGAATGAAATAGATTTACCTACAGATGCAAGAGTATTGTGTTACGGAATGGACTTTGGTTATTCAAATGACCCAACAAGTTTAGTTGCAATGTATAAATACAATGATGCTTATATATTTGATGAGGTAATTTATAAGAAAGGATTATTTCTTTTAATCTTTCTGTTATTTCCATTTTGTTTTATTTAAAGTACTCCTCTTAATACATATTGATTTAAATCTACATCGCTATCTTCTCCAAAGAAGTATTTATAATTATCTATTCCTTGTTCAAGTTTACGCTTACCTTTTTCATAAAATTCATCACTACATTCAAATATTCCAATATCTAAACTTCCCTTGTCAATACATACAAATACAAATTCATCTACATTAAACATTTCCCTGTAAAGATATGCTTGTAAATCATAAGAGTATTTATCTGCTGAATATCTAAATTCATTTAACCCTGTAGTAGTTTTTAAATCAACTATCATATTGTCTTTTAATATATCTGCTTTTGCTCTAAATGGTATTCCATTTATCATTGCTATTTCAGGTATTTCAAATTGTGCTTTAGACATATAGTGTACTGCTTCATCATTTCTTAAAATTGCATCAGCTAATCTTTCAGCTGCTTTAATTTCATTTGTTGTATAGACTTCTTTACCTTCTGCTTTTGCTTCTTTGTATGCTTTTCCTGCTTTAGTTGCTACATCTACAATAGTTAATTCATCAATCTTATGTGGCTCTAAAATCATTGTATGGAATAGTTTACCATCTCGTAAAGGTTGTGTTTCACTTTGTCCGTACTTTGTAACGTACTTATAAGTTTTAGGACTTGATAGTACCATTTTAAGACTTGAACTACTTAAAGCCTGTTTACCTAAATAACCATAGTAAAACTCATCATCATACATATTGTCTATTAGTTCTTGCTTATCCCAAATCTTATTGTCGAATGTTTTAATTTTTGTTTCCATTGTTTATTATTAGTTTTAGTATGTAATCATATGTTGATAATTCTCTTTCTGTACTATCAATCATTATCTTTAAATGTTCATCAGATGTTAAACTTTGTCCAGACATTAATTCATTTATGTATTTGAACAATTCTCTATCTAATCCCTGTACTTTAGATTGGATTGTAAAGTATGCAGCTTCATTCATAATGTTTTTTTTATAGTACCTGATTTTACTCTGTAATTACTTTCAACCTCAATCTCCTCACAACTTGGATTCTTAACAAACCATTCAAGAAACTCATCATCAATAACTTGTACACCATCTTTGATTAAATCAGGGTCTGTTGTTAGGATGATTTTTTTAGCTTCTTTTACGGGTTTGACACTAATATATTTTGCGATTATAATTGCATCATCTAAATAAAACCAATCCCTAACTTTAATTTCTTCATCAGAAGTGATGTAGATGTTTTGGTTAGTAGTATATTCAGAAATAATATGGTTTTTACCTAATCTTAATGTAGTATAATCTTTCAGCTGCTTCTTCAAGTATTTCATAATTTTTCTATTTCTTCTTTAACTCTAGTTAGGTAATCTAATTCAATAGCTTCAAATTCACTCCTATCCTCATTAAAAACTTTCATTAAAGATAACATTTGACTAGTCATCTCATCAACTGCTATTAAGGCACATTGTTTAGCATATAAATACCCATTTCTTGGGGGCAATTCTAAACACATTTTATAACATAATTCTTCTGCTTTTTCTTTTGGTGTCATAATCTTATATTATCTAAATTACTCATTGTTTCATCATAATTTAATATTTCTCTAATCTGTTGAGCATAAGCATCTGATTCATTCCAATCTTTTACTAATGCTTCAGCAATTAATTCTAATTGTTTACGTACATAAACGTTTTCAGTTGTTTCTAAAATAGAAATGCAAGTTTCTAATTTGAATAAAATTTGTAGTTTGTCCATTTTCTTTATTTTTTAAATTGTTATACGCAAATGTAAACATTATTTGTTTATAAAAAACATTTTAACTAAAAATTAACATAAAAAAAACAATCATTTCTGATTGCTTAATTTTAAATTAATAATTTTCCTATATATTTCATTAACCCTTTCAGAGTTTAATCCCCTGTTATAATTGAATTTCATTATACGTTGGATTCTTTGTAATGCTGATTGTTTACTTCGTGTCATAATGTGTTCCTTCGTTACCGTTTTGTCCTATAATATTTATTCTTTGTTCTAAACTTTCATCGTACCAAGTTGAAGTAGATGTTGCTTTTTTATTATCTTGGATTACACGCTCTAAATATAATAATCCATCCATCAACTCCTCTCGGAAGTGAATCATCCATTCTAATGTACTTAAATCATTTCTATCTAATGTAGTACCATATTTTTTTATTCCTACTTCAGAACGCTGTTTAAATTGTTCTATTACTGATTCTACTATACTATCTTTCATTTTTAAATATTAAATATAAATCACTTGTTGTTCCTTTTGTATCTTCATTTTTCCAATAGAAAATTCCTTCTTTACTTTCATTATATAATACAAAATGATTTTTAGCTAACCATTCAGCAAATTTTACTTCATTATTCATTTACTAAATCTTTTAGAATGTTGTGTGTATAATTCCATAACCTTTTTAGATGCTTCATATTCTTTAAATTATATTTTTTGTTTATCTATTTCAAAATTATATATCTTTAAGTTGTCTGATATTTGAAACTTAATAACGTGATACATTTTTGTGTTCTGTATTGGTTGTATAACATAAGCTAAATCATTTTTCCAGCATAATCTCATTGCTTCTATTTCATCTTCTTTTGGAGAATACTTTTCTGATTGCTTTTTAGCCATTTGTAACATCCTTTTTAAATATTGATTTTAATATTACAGGTGACCAAGTTTGTGTTAAACATAAATTATAAAGCATTTGCCCTAATTCATCAATATCAATATCATCATTTTCTGTTTCTATTGTTGATGTTTTTCCGTAAGATGTGTAAGTTAATTTCATTAGTCTAATTTTAAAAATTCTGTTTCTGCATATTCAGTAAACCATTCACTGTTTTCTTTGTATTTGTCTATTACTGCATTTATAAATACTAATTCATCTAAAGAACTTGTTTGCAGTTTAGAAACTATTTCTTCTATACTTCTTAATATATTAGTTGTTGTTTCTGGGTCTGTATTGTATATTATTTTAAATTCGTTTCTTACTGTTTCTTCCAAGTCTTTATTTAAACTATTTATCTTGTGTTTAATTTGTTGCTTGTATTGTGTTGTAAAAATTAAACTTTCATTTGATTCTAACAGTAACTGACTTAATATTACTGATTTTAAATACTCTTGTTGTATTATGTTTATTTCCATTGTTTTGCTTTTGTTAGTTCTAAATATGCTACTTCTTTTTCTATTCTGTTTGTGTTGTAAAATTGTGTGGTTGCAGGATTCTTATTATTAAGTTCCCATTTTGGGATAATTAGATTTAAGTTAAAACTGTAAATTCCTTTAGGTGTTGAATTAAAATACATTGGTGTATCTAAATGCTTTTCACATTCTTGTTTCATTGCATCATACTTTTTCTTTTCAAGTAGTAAAGTGTTATAATGCGTTTTCCTGCACTTTAATTCTAATCTATGTCCTTTGATGGGACTGTAACAATCCCATCTTGACATTTGATTTTTAGCTTTAACTAAATCAGGATATACATTTTCTTTTAACCAATTAAATAAATCAACTTCGGTCCAGTTATTCATTTATTTTATATTCGTTGTAAACTCGTCTTAATTCATCAAGCTTACCTTTCCAACAACTTGCACAAGAACTTATCTGTAAACGATAGTTAAATACGTTGAAATAAATGTCTGATACTTCTTGTTGTTCTATTGCAGTTAATGTAGTTTGTTGAGCAGATAAATACTTTGTAAGTTTACTATAATCTGACTCGTTTAAACAGTTTATATTTCTGTTGTATGGAAACAAATTATTTAGTTTAACTTTTCTTTCATCGCAACCACAATCTATACCGGTTGCTTCGCTAAACATTTCAACTACTTTTTTAATTCCTGTTACTTCGGTTAGTTTTTCTATTGAATCTCCTAAACCTTTACTCTTCTGTTTGGCCATTTTCTTCTTCTTTTGGTGTTAATAATCTAACTGCTGCTAAAACTACTTCAGCATCTGTTAATGATAAAATTCCTTTTGCTTGTGCTAAATTAGCTACTTGAAGCAAAACATAAATTGCATATTTTTCTTCCATTTTTATTTATTTTTATTAATATATTTGGTTATAATCATTTTCAACGTAATCAGTATATTCCTTCTGGAATTTTTGTTTTAAAATAATCTTATAATTTTTAATTGAATGAAAAATAGAAATTAAACTGATTGTGGTTTCTTTTGAAATGTCTCTCATAGATAAATCATTGTCTCTATAAAGTTTAAACAATTTGCGGTCATACCAACTCCAATTCTCAATCTCATCATCAATTAACATACATATATCATTGTATGCCTTGTGTTCTTCTATGTTTGAATCATCAAATAATTCCCAGCATCCATCTATTGGTACTTTTGTTATTTTCATTTTCTTATTGTAAAACTGAAAGAACAAAGATTTTAATGTGAAAAACATATAGCCTTTTCTGACTTTACCATTTGAGTCAATAAGTTTAGAAGCATCAGCATATTTTATCAATGCTATATAACTTTCCTGCACTATATCTTCAGCGTAATCATATTCACCAAATTTATGGATTATTTCAATCCATTCTTTGTGGTGTTTTGCTACTTGTTCCAGCCAGTTGAAGTTGTCCATATAAATGAAAATGATATTATTAATATTAGAACCTGTATAGTGTGTTCTGTTTCGTCATCAAATTCATCATCGTTGTACAATGCCCCGAGCATTACACCTTTAATTGGATTTATAATTATTTCACAATCGTAAAATTGTGCTATTATAAATGCAGTAAATAAAATAAAACCTAAAGTTAATGTTATCATATTAAAACAATTTTGCGTTTACTTTTGCTGTTTTCTTTTCAGATATTACTTCTTTTAATTGAATTGAAAAGTCAATATGTGTTAATTCAGAATCAACTTCTAATAGTTCTTCAATACAATCAGCTATTGGAGTTAAATTATATCTTGCTTCCATATCTGTTAATTCTTGTAAATATACAAGTTTTTTCTTTAAATCTTTAAAAAAACTTATTAACATTTTATTATCTGAATGGTAAAGTAACATTCTTTCGTTTGAAACTTGTAATTCTTCTAAATGGTTTTTAATTGTTGTTTTCATAATTATATTTTTTTACCACAAGTTGTACAATGATTAATTTCAAAATCTAAAAAAAAATGTTGTTGTCTTAATTTATAATATCTTTCAATATCAAAAAATTTACTTGAAATTATTTTTAAATCTAATTCGGGATTATTTTTTTGAATTAGTTGCATTTTTCTTTCTATTGATTTAAGTTTTGCTTTTGGTGTCATAATTAAAATATATCTTTTAATGGGTCATAAAATGCTCCTTCAACTTGTGGCAATCCAAAATTATTTACTTTAAAACTAAAGTTTTCAAATGGTGCGTTTCTTGAGCGTTTACAACTTACTGTTACTAATCCTTTATTTACTGTGTTTAATTCTAATTGTATTTGTGTTTCTGTTTTCTTTTCTAAAAATGAACCTAAATGTCCTGTTGGTTTATCTGTTCCAAAGTTAGAATGTATTACTGTTACTATGTGGCAATTTAACTCCTTTGACCATTTCATCAACTTCTGGACAACTGCATTGCTTTCCTCAATATTATTTACATCTGAACATAAATCAGCTATTCCATCAATTATTACTAAACCAATATCTGTTGCTTCAAGTTTATCATAAAGGTAATATTCTATAAATTCAACTCTTTCTTTAAATGATAATTGTCTTAATGCTAAAGTATGATATTTATCTGTTTTTATACCAGTCATATCAATAGGCCGTTTAAACACATTTGCAGCGTGAAAATTGCCTTGTTCAGTATCAAAATGTATTAAGTGCTTGTTATCTCTATTTGCCTTTAAATCGCCTCCAAATTGCTCTAATTCATCTGCTAAATATATTGCTGATAATAATGATACAAAGAATGTTTTTTTACTTTTAGGAGGAGCTTGTACAAAGCTGAAGTTACCATAAGTTCCTATTGGTGTAGGATATTCTATTTTACCATCTTTAGTTTCATAACTTTTAACGCCAAATGAAATTGCAGGTTTTGGATGTAGTATTTTTTCTAATGGATTAATAAAGCATTCAGCTTCAAAAACTTCCATTAATAATCTTTTCTCGTCTTTATTTAATTCCATTTGTTTGTTTGTTTAAAAAAAGGGGAACTTTTACATTCCCCTATTGTTTTTAGAAAGGTAAATCAGATGCTATTTCTTCTTTAGTTGCTTCTTGTTTTTTTTCTGCAACTGAAATAGTTCCATTTGTCCAGATTACATTTCCATTACCTAAATACGTTTTAGGCTTTTTAGCTTCTCTTTCTTCTTTTGTTTGACTATCAGTTAAAGAAACATTTTGTCCCCATTGGTTAGATTCATCATTTACTCCAACTGTAAAGTTGTAATAAACTGCACCATCTTTTCCAGATACAAATTTTTCTTTTGGTAATTTGTCAACTCTCAAACTTACATTAATTAATGCACTCATATTATTTAATTTAATTTGCTTACCTTTTTTTACTGTTGTCAGCTATTCAGTTTGATTAAGGTAAAGGATTCGAACCTTTATTTGTTTCCATATTTCAATTTATTAATGGAGGATAACCGTGATATCCAAAATCTTACACTAACCTTAATTTTTACAAATATATTATTTTAATTTTAATAATTCATCTTTAACTTCTTTAGTCATTTTATATTTAGATTCTATTGTTGAAATATTGCCATTATTCTTTAAATATTCAATAGCTTTATTAAATTCAGGTGTATTCTTATTTAACCATTTTTTTTCATCAACAGGTGTACTCTTTTCGTGCTTATTTGATGCATCTGCATCTTGTGTATCGTCAATTAAAAGTAAATTACCTAAAGCATATTTTTTAGCATAACTTGAAGCTGAACCAAACTTTTGAGGCATTTGCATACCTTTTTGTTCTAAATCAACACCAACTATAGCTGATGCAGTTATTGCGTCTAAATCATCGTTTATTGAAGCTACAGAGCGTAACATAGGAAATTGTAAAAATTGTGATTCTACCATTGATTCTGTAATTGTAAAATTCACTTTGTATTTTTCGTTAAATGGTTTTAATGCTTCTAATATATCTTCAGCACTTCTAAAGTTATATTTACCAAATGAATTGAATTTTGATTTTGATGCTTTAAATTCTTTTTGAATTAAAGACAATTTTTGATTTA